CAATTGTGTGCGCCCACGCAGGACTTTCCAAAGGTTCTCAATGAATCTTATAAAGAGCACGTTACGTTAAGGGGATTATCGCTAAAGGGGCACATCCTTCAGCTTTGGGTAAATCCAGAAGTCGGGAACTGGACGGCGACAGTATCTTTTCCAAGCGGGAAGACTTGTGTCGTTGACGCTGGCACAGGCTACGAATCTGTAGAACGTAAAAAGGGGCGCGGTTTATGAGGGACAGGAGGTATCCAGAAGTGGACCCGCTTGCAGACCCAATTAAGGAACCCAGTCACTATAAGATTCAGATTAGGTCATCTGTCCACAATGTTGACATTGACGCCTGGGACATTTCGGACGCGCTCTTTCTTAATGACGCGCTCTTGTGGAACACTTTGAAGTATCTTTTTCGCGTTGGGTGTGGTGGTAAGTCTAATGACCTTCAAGATCTAAAGAAGGCTCGGCAGTATCTTGATCGAGAGATAGCGCGTAGGGAGAGTACCCCTCGGCTGCCGGAGAGCACGAGCATCAAGCGAGTAGAGTAGCAGCCCTTACGTTTATTATTGGTGGCATTGGACATCTTGAACAAGCAGCTTTCCTTAAATTCCCTTGAGGACATCCAGAAAGCCCTACAGATTTTGGGTGACCGAGACAGTGCGGAAAAATCAAACCAGAACCTGCTTGATTATTGCCAGCACATGGCGCCGCAGTACATGCGACCGAAGCACATTACCTACCTAGCTGAAAAACTAGAGGCCGTTGAGCGCGGGGAAATTAAGCGTCTCGCGATTAGTATGCCGCCAAGGCACGGCAAGTCTGAACTTGCATCAAATTACTTTCCCTCTTGGTATATTGGTAAAAATCCCAATAAATACGTTATTTTTTCTACCTACGCACAGGAGCTGGCGGATGACTTTGGGCGTAAGGTGCGTAATACTTTGCGTGATGATCGCTACGGTATGGTTTTTCCTGATGTGAAGCTTGACGACACCTCTCAGTCTGCCCGTAGGTTTGGAACTTCTGGTGGTGGCGCTTACTTTGCTGTTGGTGCGGGTGGTGCGATCACGGGTCGTGGCGCTCACTTGCTTATTATTGACGACATTATTAAGGGTCGTGAAGACGCCGACTCGATGGCTATCCGCCGGAACGTCACAGACTGGTATAAGTCCACAGCCTACACGCGACTGATGCCAGGGGCTGCGGTTGTCATCATAGGGACGCGCTGGCACGAAGACGATCTTATTGGTCACGTTCTGGAGAATGCGGAACATGAACCTTGGGAGGTTGTGTCCCTACCTGCGATGGCGGAGGAGGGTGACACGTTGCTTCGTGAGCCTGGAGAGGCTCTATGGCCGAATCAATATCCTGTTGAGCGCCTGCTGGAGATTAAGAAGACTGTTGGCTCTCGTGAATGGGCGGCGCTTTTTCAGCAGTCTCCCAGCGCAGAGGAAGGCAACATCTTTAAGCGTAACTGGTGGCGCTTGTGGAAAGACGTTGAGCCACCGTATTGCGATTATTTACTCCAATCTTACGACACGGCCTTCAGCTCTTCAAAGCAAGCTGACTTCACGGCGATACAAACCTGGGGCGTCTTTACGCATGAGGACAAGCCGAACGCGATACTGCTGTCGTGTTTAAACGAGCGGCTAGAGTATCCAGAGTTGCGTGAGCGGGCCATGGAGCTTTATAAGAAGTGGCGTCCAGACACGGTTCTCATAGAGAAGAAGGCGTCCGGTCAGTCGCTGCTGCAAGATCTTCGGCGGACGGGAATCCCCGTGACGGAGTACATGCCCGACCGCGACAAGGTATCACGCGCCCACAGTGTGGCTCCGATGGTTGAGTCTGGGCAAATATGGCTGCCGCAGAATAAGTTTTGGGCTGAAGACTTTCTAAATCAGTGCTCTGGCTTTCCCAATGCGCGACGCAAAGATATGGTTGATGCGTTTACTCAAGCAATCATTCGATTAAAAAGCGGGTATTTTCTGCACTACGGTGAAGAAGAGACCGAGGACACCTCTACTGACAAAAAAAAGCGGTATTACTGGTAGTTGCTTCGCGACCCCACTGCTGGTATTCTCCGCGTGTAATCCTAGGAGCATTAGATGGCTGTTTACCGCGCTCTGGAGCCGATGCCTTTAGAGGACTCGGAGGCTCTTGATGGTGACGTTTCTACGGAAATCATTATAGAGACTGACGACGAGACGGGTCTGACCGAAATATCTATTGATGTTGTCCCTACTTCCGAGGCTCTTGTTGACCACAATGCTAACCTTGCGGAATATCTTGATAATAGCGTTTTGTCTGATATCGCTTCTGACCTCATTGAAGCCTTTGAGTCTGACAGAAGCTCCAGGTCTGACTGGGAGTCCACTCTTGTAGAGGGCATGGATATACTCGGTGTCCGTCTTGAGGAAGTGACGGAGCCTTTTGATGGTGCCTGCGGTGCTCATCACCCCATGCTTCTTGAGGCATGCCTTCAGTTTCAGGCCAGGGCAATTGCTGAAATGTGCCCCGCTGACGGTCCGATAAAAGTAAAAATCATGGGCGAAGAAACCCCAGAAGTACTGGCTCAGGCCACGCGTGTGCGTGACCATATGAATTATCAGATTACCGAAGAGTGCGAAGAGTACTTTGACGAGATGGATCGCATGCTGTTTATGCTTCCCCTCGTTGGTATTGGCTTTAAGAAAACCTACTTTGACGAGACGCTGGGTCGGATTATGTCCAGGTTCGTTCCCGCGCAGGACTTCGTCATTGACAATGAAGCTACCGACTTGATGACGGCCAGCCGGTACTGTCACGTCTTGACTATGGATTCAAACGATATTCGTAAGCTGCAAGTCAGTGGTACGTATCGTGACTTTCCCGTAGGGGATGCACCGCAGTTTGATCGGGGTGTCCTGAACGAGAAGGCTGACGAAATTACTGGCATAACATACACTGGTTATGGCGAGCGCCGCCGCGTGCTGGAGTTTCACGCAAACATAGACATTCCAGGCTTTGAGCACATTGGCCCAGACGGCGAACCTTCTGAAATAGCGTTGCCCTATATCGTCACAATAGTGGATGGGTCTAGTGAAATCCTGTCTATTCGCCGGAATTACCGCGAAAATGACGATAGATACGCCAAGCTATCTTGGTTCACCGTCTATAGGTTTCTTCCAGGCCTAGGCTTTTATGGGCTTGGTTTCGTGCATGTCTTGGGGAATTTGCAGCGCACGGCCACTGCAATACTGCGTAGTCTTGTTGATGCGGGGCAATTTGCCAATTTGCCTGGAGGATTTAAGGCGCGAGGCATGAGGGTCTCTGGCGATACACCTGTATCGTTTGGAGAGTTTAGGGACGTTGAAGGTGTTGGGGACGACATCAGGAAATCGATCATTCCCCTGCCGACTAAAGAGCCTAGCCAGACCCTATTTATGTTGCTTGGTAACATTACTGACAATGGACGTCGGTTATCTTCCTCTACGGATCTTCAGGTTGGTGACGCAAACACCAAGGAGACCCCAGTAGGCTCTGTCGTTGCGATGATGGAAGCGGGTCAGCGTCTGATGTCAACGATACATCGGCGCCTCCACAGGGCTCAGCGTAACGAGTTCCGTCTAATGGCCCGCATTAACGGCGAGTACTCTGACTTTTCAAACTACACCTCCGGCAATGGCAAGATATACGCTGAAGACTACGATGGTCGCGTTGACGTTATCCCCACGTCAGATCCGAATGTGTTTTCTGAGTCGCAGCGCATTATGCGAGCGCAGGCTCAACTACAGTTAGCGCAGCAGTTTCCTATGCACCACAATATAAAGGAAGCTCTTCGGAAGATGCACGAGACGATTGGCACGCGGGACATAGACGACATCCTCCTGTCCGATCGCGGCCCCCTACGCTCTGACCCTGCAACGGAAAACTTCTCCTTTATGCACGGGAAGCCTGCCAAGGCTTTTGCAGATCAAGATCATCAGTCTCACATTGCTACTCACCAGTCTTTTCTGATGTCTATGCAAAGTGATAAGCAGACTTTTGAAAAGTTATCGCCGATTGTTAACGCGCACATTGCTGAGCATATGGCTCACTCTTATAGACAGCAGATTGAAGCTATGACGCAGCAGCGCCTACCTTCACCGCCCGATTACGACCCAACGAAGCCGACAGAAGTTGGTGAATACACTGAGCTTCCAGTAGACATTGAAAACGAAATAGCGCGTATGCAGGCTATGGCCGCGCAGCAACTGGCTCAGCAGGCTCAGCAGCTTCAGCAGGCGCAGCAGAATCAGCAAATGATGCAGACCCCTCAAATGCAGCTTGCGATGCAGCAGCTTGCGATAGACAAGCAAGAGGCGGACGTTAAGTCCTACAAGGCGCAAACTGACGTTGCCCTAAGGCAGGCGAAGCTACAGGCTGACATTAATGATGATGAGCTTGATCGCGTCCTTGAGGCCGAGAAGGCTGAGCTTGATGCCCAGGTTAGGCTTTCTGATCAGGAGGCTCGCGTGAATGCTGCTGCGATGAACGTCTCCAACCCGCGCCGCAGATAATGCCTACCGATACGCCAGCTAAGGGTAAGCGTTTTGTAAAGGTTGTTAAGAACCCGTCTACTGGACGCCGTAGGAAAGTTTCTTACGGACAAGCTGGCGCGGCAAAAGGTGGCGGGGATCGCATACGACCAGGAACCGCCAAGGGTGACTCTTACTGTGCTAGAAGCCAAGGAATAAAGAAAGAGATGCTCAATAAGGGTGGTAAGTCTGCTAAGAAGGCTCGTGACCCTAATAGTCCTAACAATTTGTCGCGCAAAAAATGGCGTTGCAAAGGTTCAAAATCTACGCAATAATGCGCCGTCCCTAATAGGGTCGGGTACTTGAGGAGTTAAATAATGGCTGACGCTGCATCGGTGACCATAACGGCCACTCTATTACCTGACGAAATCGCCAAGACAATCACTGGCAGCATGACGGTAACGCCGGATGACGTAAACGACAAGTGGTACTATAAACTTACCAGTTGCACTGCGACGAGTACGGATTTGATTGCAGGGGCGTACTTAGACTACACCGCTGTTGATGATGACACTGCTCCGACAGCGGTTGCTAGCGGTGACAAAGTGAAGTTTCTGTTTGTCCAGAACACTTCCAGTGCTGACGGTGTGTACCTATGCTTTGACGGTGGCGCAGCGGCTAATGACCTAGTTGATGGTGTGTTTATTGGGCCAAATCAAACTTGGTTTGGTCGCCTCCCCAATACGACGGTAGCAAACCTACACGCCATTAGTTCCGACATCGGTGATGCTGGAGATGCCGTTGCCATTCTCATTGTTGCAGCGCTTATT